GGAGTCGATACGCATCCGTTCGGTCATGTTGCCAGCATTAGGGCGTGTTCCAAACGCTAAATAGCCAGCAGTATTACCACTAGTACTATTTTCTTTGGCCCCCAGAATAACGCCAAAATCAACCGAAGCTGTTGTGCTTGTATAGTATCCACCAAGCGTTAACGCGCCTCCAACATCTACGGCTTGTGTGGTGTTGCTCAAAACCCTAAAGTTACCACCGCCATTTATGCCACTTGACGCACCAACAATTTGCGCCGTTTGACCAGTTGTGCCCCCTTGCCAACCAGTAATTCCATTGACATCCAGTTTCACCGCTGGCGAACTCGTCCCAATACCTACGTTACCGGAGGAGTCGATACGCATGGCTTCGGTTGTCCCCCACCCAATTGAGGTGGCATAACTGTCAAACCCTACATATCCCATATTAGTAACATCCACAGTCCTTTGGATCAGGTTTCTAGACGATATATGACTTGTACCGTTTGAAAAGCGATAGTCGAGAATACTCAGCCGTGTCGCGTTTGTAACGTCAGGTGTATAAAACACACTGTTGTATGAAGTGTTACCTGATGTGCCGCCAAGAGTAGCCCCCCTAACGTAAAAACGTTCTGCGCTTAGGCCGCTACTGCCTCCAATAAATACGTTACCGGAGGAGTCAATACGCATCCGGTCCGTAAATCCAGAACCAGTTTGAAATGAAAGATAGTCATAAGCACCAACATTTAAATTACCACTTGCGGATGACGCGCGAATATAATTTGCTACACCGTAAGTTAAGGATACGGACGTTCCAGAGGCATCAATAGTAAATTTACCTAAACTGCCTGTAACATCTAACTTACCAGCAGGACTACTCGTCCCAATACCTACGTTCTGGCTTGCGTCTATGTAAACAGCGTTTGTACCTGCCGTAGAAATGCCAATTGAATTGGTGGCAGGCAAGTACATACCGTTGCCCGTTACGCTAGTTCCTGTGGGAATAAGTTTTGTAGCCGTTGCCGTTCCGGTGGTGGCAAAGTTTGTTCCATCAAACGTTAGTGCAGACCCTGTGGTTACGACTTTGCTACCGTTCAGGTAGGCAACGCCGTTGGCTGTACCAACACCATGAGTAACTGAGTAACCAAAGTTGACACTACCATTAGCATCAAAAACTGCCGCAGTATTACCTGTGGCTCCAGTTTTTACAACCAAATTACCGGATGTATCTGATGCAACAACTAAACCGGTATTAACTAGTGTGCCTGAAGATATGCTACTCATAGGACAATATATCTCTGTCCAGAAGACAGTGTAAGAGTTGCGCCATTGGCAATAGTAACTGGACCAACTGATAATCCATTTGTTCCAGTAGCAATTGTATAATTTTCTGTGACCGTGGTACCAACAACCATAACGCCATTATTAGCAACGAATGCTGTAGATTTCATATCTCCCGTACTTGGATTATATGTTAATTTTGTTGATGCTACTTTAAGAGAGATATTGCCTGTGTTTGCGGTCGACCAAACAGGAAACACGACTGCACTTGTTGTCGTATCATTAGTGATACTAATATTGCTAGTATTACCTGAGTTTGATGCAAAAGCAACTGAACTAAATGGTAATCCAGTCCATGCGCCATTTGCCGCTATTACGTCAGTTGTACCAACGGTTAAGCCATTCTTAACTATAAAATTTTGATTTGACAAGTTTCACTCTCCACTTAGTCTGTTATTATTATATTTATACGGCAATCTTGTTAAAACTTGCCTTAACTGTAGTTATTGAATTATTTGGTGTAAATAGTAGACTTAATGTGCCTGTTGTGATCGTTGAGTCGAATACACCCAATGTAGCCCCAGTTTTAATTTCACCATATTGTGTTAAGTATGCAGTTGTATTATCATGTAGAACGCTTAGTTCAATAACATGATATGCAGAACCACTAGTCATCTGGACAAAGTATTTTGCAGAACGATATGTGCTTGTAGAGAATGAATCTAATGTAATTTGTGATGTAGTTGCAGTTGTAACTACTGTTGCACCTTGTGTTAGTGCAGTATTAATTGTAACTGTCGTATTAGCTGCTAATGATGGTGCATATAAACCACCAGTCATGTTATCACCAGCTTTAGATACTTTTGTAATTAATCCAGCGCCAGTATTTGCTTCCCAAGTGGACTTAGCGGTAATTAAACCTGCACCAGTATTTGCTTCCCAGTTAGCTTTAGCGGTGATTAGACCAGCGCCAGTATTAGCTTGTGCAGAGGCTTGGTCGGCAATACGACCAGCACCAACGTTAGCTTGATATGCAGAGGTTAAAGCTGAACTCAATGAAATTAATCCAGCACCAGTATTTCCTTGAGCCACATTAGCAGTAGCAATTAAACCAGCACCAACGTTAGCTTGGTAAGCTGATGTTAAACTGGAATTTAAAGATATAAGTCCAGCACCAGAGTTAGCTTGATATGCTGGAGTTAAAGTGTTACTTAATGATATTAATCCTGCACCGGAGTTAGCTTGTGCAGAGGTTTGGTCGGCAATACGTCCTGCACCTACGTTAGCCTGATATGCAGAAGTTAAATTTGAATTCAGTGTAATTAAACCGGCACCTACGTTAGCTTGGTAAGCTGAAGTCAATGTTGAGTTTAAAGAAATTAGTCCTGCGCCTACGTTAGCTTGAGCCGCATTCGCTGTGGCAATTAAACCGGCGCCTACGTTTGCTTGGTAAGCTGATGTTAAACTGGAATTTAAAGATATAAGTCCAGCACCAGAGTTAGCTTGATATGCGGAAGTTAATGATGAACTGAGAGAGATTAAACCAGCACCAGAGTTAGCCTGATAAGCTGAAGTGGTACTGATAAGTCCTGCACCAACGTTTGCTTGTGCAGAGGCTTGGTCGGCAATACGACCAGCCCCAACGTTTGCCTGATATGCAGAAGTAACTGCAATAAGTCCAGCACCTACGTTAGCTTGACCAACAATAACAGCACTGTTAGCGGCATCATAAGCTAAGTTGGCTTGACCAAATGCGTTATTGGCTCTATCTAATGGATCCATGCCACGAACGCTAATAACATCAGTAATCAAATTGGCAGTTAATCCTGCAATTCTAAATGTTGAATTTGAAGTATCAATATACGGTGATGCATCAGGCTCTGGTCGATAATTATCAAAAAACTTCCAAATACCATCCGATGCATCTCTAAACAAACCTGTATGATGATATGTACCATCATTATAATTACCAGCAAAACCTAAATCTGGGTTAGCAACATCACTATTCGAATTCAAATAAATCATGTTGTCTTTAATAGACAAATTATTTGCTGAGATACTTGTTACATTACCCGAAACAGTTAAGTTTCCTGTAATTGTTACACTACCTGAAACTGTACCACCAGAAGAACTGAATTTAGTATTTGCTGTATCGTAAGCGGTTTGTGCTAAAATGTTTGCGCTATTTGCTTTATCAAATGCTAAGTTAGCTTGACCAAAGGCTGATGTAGCAATACCAATACCAGAATTAGCCGCAGTATAAGCAAGATTAGCTTGACCAAATGATGATGTAGCTAAACCAAAACCAGAATTTGCTTTATCAAATGCTAAGTTAGCTTGACCAAAAGCTGAAGTGGAAATTCCTACTCCAGAATTGGCTGTAGTATAAGCCAAGTTAGCCTGACCAAAAGCGGATGTAGCAATACCAACACCAGAGTTTGCGGTGTTATATGCTAAGTTAGCCTGACCAAATGCTGAAGTACCAATACCAACACCAGAGTTAGCCGTATTATAAGAAAGATTAGCCTGACCAAATGCTGAGTCTGCACGACCAAGAACTTCAATTCTAGCTGAACCAACATTTGCTTGGTAAGCATTTGTAGTAGAAATAAGTCCAGCACCAACGTTATTCTGATACGCCGAAGTGATAGTAATTACTGCGGCACCAACGTTTGCTTGACCAGATAGTACTGCATTATTGGCGGCATCATACGCTAGACCCGCAACGTTATAAGCTGAATTAGCCTTATCAAAAGCGGCATTTGCATAAGCGCCAGCACTATTGGCTGCTTGTCTTACCCAAGTATCTACCGCATTATTTGCGGCATTATAAGCTAAGTTAGCTTGGTCAAAGGCTGAGCCAACTCTATTGTTTACAAGAATAATTCCGGCACCAACGTTAGCTTGGTAAGCTGAAGTGATGGTAATTAATCCAGCACCTACGTTTGCTTGGTAAGCTGAAGTAAGTGAAGAACTTATTGCAATTAATCCTGCACCAACGTTAGCTTGTCCGGTAGTAACTGCCGTATTAGCCGCACCATATGCAAGATTAGCTTGGTCAAATGCGGAACTAATTTTTCCATTTACAACAATAAGACCAGCACCAACGTTAGCTTGTCCGGTTGTAACTGCGGTATTAGCGGCATTATAAGCTAAGTTAGCTTGGTCAAAAGACGAGTTGAGTCTACCATTTACAACAATAAGACCAGCACCTACGTTAGCTTGATAAGCGGAAGTAATGGTAATTAGTCCAGCACCTACGTTTGCTTGACCTGATAATACTGCATTTGCGGCCGCAATTAATGCTGTGTTAGCTTGACCAAATGCTGAATTGGCATAAGCACTAGCACTATTAGCCGCCTGTCTTACCCAAGTATCTACTGCATTGTTTGCGGCATTATATGCTAGACCCGCAACATCATATGCAGAATTGGCTTTATTGAATGCTGTATTAGCTTGACCAAATGCTGAATTGGCATAAGCACTAGCACTATTAGCCGCTTGTCTTACCCAAGTATCGACTGCGTTATTAGCGGCATCGTATGCAAGGCTTGCGACATTATATGCAGTGTTTGCTTTGTTTCTTGCATAAATGTCAGGTGATGCTCCGCCAGCAGTAAAAACATAATTTGTTCCGTCAGATGAAAGAACTAATGAATTATTTCCTGATGCGGGAGGAAGTAGACCTTGTAATAAATCCCAAGCATATCCATTCCACTTCCAAGTTTTGCCACCGAAAGAGTATGTTTGACCTAAAGCTGGATCACTAGGAAAATTATACGCCATATTTACTCATACCTCTAATGTGGTAACTACGGCTTTCCAGTTTAATGTTTTGCCAGTAACACCTGTAACGTATATATTTATAGACTTTGTGGTGTTGTTTGCCCGAGCATCTACAGTAAATCCTACATCATCTCTTGCAACTACAACTTCATAAACTGCACCAACATCGGAAACAGTACCTGAATTATTTGCAGCCGTTGCTTTCAAAAAGAAAGAACCAGATTCACCTGGTACATCAGTTCTTCTAGTAACAACATCAATTGTGTAGTAGCTTGTTTTGTTTGCATTAACAGGAATTCTATTATTGGTAATTCCGTTGACAAAGATTTCTTTCTCTGAACTACCTTCAGTTGTTCCAACCAAAACTACTTGTGTTGTGTAACCAATAACTGGAACAGCAACTGTTGTTGGACCTAATTCAATCCACTGATATGAATCACCATCATTGGTGTAATCATATTTTATTCCAGTATCTGTATTTACCCACTGAAGGCCTACTGTTGGAAATTCTGGCGGCGTACTTGAATAAACTGTGCCACTAGCAGAATTAGCTCTATCGTAAGCCGCTTGAGCCAAAGAATTGGCACTGTTAGCTTTGTCAAATGCTAAGTTAGCCTGACCAAAAGCTGAGTTTGATTGGCCAAATGCTGAGTTTGAAACATCACCGATTCTTATGATAATATTACTGGTAATATTACCTGTGACTATAAGGTTATCGGTAGTTAAAGTTTTTGTAGTTTTATTAAATTTAAGATTTGCAGATGCACCAAAGCTACCCAAATCGTTAAATTGAATTTCCTGATCTAGACCAACCGGTTGAAATGTGGTGTTAAAAGGAACTGCGCTATTTGTCGAATTGCCGTAGTATAGCTTACCATCACCATAATTGATAGCAAGTTCACCCGGATAAAGTATAGTTGGTACATTACCTATTGCGCCCGAATTTTTTAACTTAATTATTGTATTGGCCATTTACTGAATTTTAGAATGTTCCTCCAGACTTTACACTATCATTACTCGTAATTTCTAACGACATTTTATCTGTAAATTCTGGAGAATCGGGTTGAACAATTTCACCAAGTTTAACTTTTTTAAGTTTGTTTGCTGAAACTACAGCTTCCAATCTAGTTACATATTTAGTGAGTTCTTCAATCCTATTATTGTTTTGCAATAAAACATCCTGGGATTCACTCTTAACTTTTAACACCTCTAACTGTGTATCTTTTAATTGCCTCATGTAGTCATTAACTGCATTTTGCAATCTATCTCTTTCTTGAAGTACAGAATTATTTGATCCTGCGGAACTTTTTAAGTTGTCCCTTTCGGTGGTCAATTGATTTATAATTTTGTCTTTTTCAACACTTTGATTTTGGTATTGAATATTTGAATCAGAAACTTCTTTTAATTTTTTTATCGAATCTTCTGCTTCCCGTATACTATTTTTATTTACTTCAAGTTGTGCTTGGAACATTAAATTCTGCTTTACAACTTCCATAAAATTGGAAAGCAGAACTTCCACATAAGCATTTTGTAATCTCACATCCATAATAAAATCCTTTCAATATAATTTAAAATGTTCCGCCGCTCAAGTGTGCAAAAGTTGGTGCTCCTGATGAACTAATTTGTAATAGATGACCTTCTGTTGATGAAGTCAATGAAGACAATGCACCAGTTGTCGATGATGTATCAGATACAATAACACCTTTAATTGAGAATGAAGATGCTCCTGAACCACCTCTTGCAACACCAAATGTACCAGAAACAACTGCACTAGTATCAATATTTATTGCAGTATTGCTTACACCAGAAACTCGACCAAAAGCATCAGTTGTAATAACTGGAACATAAGATGCTGAACCATAAGATCCTGCTGAACCAGTATTTGCTAATGTTTTGATTGCAGTACCATCATAGAATACTGCGGCGCCAGTTGTATAGGTATCGTTGTTTGTGCCGCCTCTTGTAATTGCCAATTTACCAGATACAATATTAGATGCGTCAATTTGAATTGCACTATTTGTAACTGATGATACCCGACCGTAAGAGTCTGTAGTAACAATTAATGTGTTAGATGTGGAACCATATGTTCCTGCCGTACCTGTATTAGCGAGTACTTTTAATGAGTTTGTTCCATCACCAACTATAATGCTACCAACAGCAAATGTGCCTGCACCAGTACCACCGTCAACAACGCTAATTGTATTAGCAAGTGCTGAAATCATACCGCCAGTTAGGTTAGCCCTCAATGTTGCGGTATTAGCAGCCGTTACTGAACCTGTGGCCAAAACATTTGATGTTGGATCGGAAGTTAATCCTTTGAATAAAAAGAAATCATTACCAGTTCCTGCTCTACGAACAAGACCGTGATGAGTAACTGATGTTCCTGTATTTGCTTTACCATAGAAACCAATATCAAGAACATCGCTTATTGTATTGTTAGCGGCTAATCTAATTAAAGAATCAGCAGTGGATACTGTTGTAGTATCTACTGTTGTGGTATTACCAGCAACAAACAAACTCCCTGTTAGTGACAAGTCGCCTGTAATAAACTGATTTCCAGAATTTCTAAGAACAGTATTATCAACACTAACAAGTACTGTATTGTTAGCATCAATTGCATTTGTGCTGATACCACCGTTTAAACCTCCCTTGATATTCAATGTGTCAGTAATTAGAGACAAGCTACCTGGCGCAGCACCAGCATCACCTGCAAAATTTAGTGATGAAGAAATAGCAACGTTAGCAGCATATGTTATACGACCTTTTGAATCCACAGAAATTACTGCGGCATTAGTTGATCCACCATAATTTCCTACACTTACGCCGGAGTTGGAAAGAACTAATGGAATATTAGCATTTGCTGTTCCATCAACAGAAACAATACCCGTTGCATCTCCAGAAACTCCAATATTTCTAGCAGTAAACCATTTATCTGCGCTTGTAGCATTACCGTAAATATTACCATTAATGTTAGCGGTGACGTAATTGAAAGATGCATTGCCTGTGGCATCACGCAGGACTAAAGTATTTGCAGTAGCCGCAGAAGTTGCATTGTCAATTTTTGTGGTGTATGCTTTACCACCAATAGCAACAACAGAAGTTCCATCATCAATCCAAAGGGTACCAGATACACTTGAGTATGCTGGTTCGGATACATTCAACGTAGGCGGTTTATTGGTTACGTTAGAATATTTTAGTTGAATTACAGTATTAGACATTTTTTTCCTTTTTTTATTATTTTAAAAGTAACCACCAAAAATCAATGGAACATTTATTTCAGCATCACCAAATGGTGCTGACTTATAACGATTTGTTGCAGAATCATACAGAATAACATCACCTTGTTTTTTTGTTATTAAATCTACATCAGTTAAATCGTAAATGGAAACCTGTAATTCAGGTTTATACTTTGGATCTGCAATTGTGGTTCTAATTGTAGGTCTTACTACAACTTTACCTATTGTTCCTGGTTGTTGAATGCGTGCGGTTATTGCCATATTTATCTCGTTACAGAGGGTAATACGGTCACAATTCCTTCAACAACTCTAGTTACTGTATTGGCTGGAGATGTAATTTTAACATCATAAACATAACGACCTGATGATAAAATTGCAGTATTAGCAGCGGTCATCCGAAGAGTGATTTCACCATTGGCTGTACCAGTTACACTTGAATTGAATGCATAACTTGTAGATGAGTAATACGATTTACGCATTTGTGAACTAGCACTATATGCATACAAATTAATTGCCGTTCCATACGAATCTTCAACGTTGAGTTTAGTCTCAAACGTTGCCCCTTGCTCAACAACAATTTCTGTAAATGCAGCCAAAACTTATTTCCTTAATTCAACTATTTAGTTCTTTGGAGAGTTAGTAATCCACAAATCAACTAACAAATAAAGAACTAAAAATTATATTTGTTGTCAATTTTCATTTATAGTTGGTTCAACATTTAAAATCTGATTAGAACGTCCCACAGAAATTAGACCTGCGGTCTCTAGTGCTTGAACACCAGTTCGAGTATCTTGATTTTTTAAATCGATGTATGTTGCAGCATCTACATCTTTTTGTATAGTTCTTACCATTGCGGATCTGGTGCGTTGTTCTTGAGTTCCTGTTGGATTATCTAAAGAAGCTAGTTCTATAGCTACTTTTTCGGATAAGGTGAAACGAGAACGAAATGCAAATTTTGTAATTTTCCAATTAATATCTACTGGAACTATTGGATCAGGAATATAAACGGGTGCAGTAAATGTGCTTCCATTGTAAGTCCAGTTAAGTCCAGGCGATGAAACCATATCAGTTACGTCAACTACAAATTGCCAATCAGAAGCAATAGCAGTCGCCCAATCTTCATCGCCCACTGCAATGTTTTCAACTACGTTATTTTTAATGAGTGCATATTGCATTTTATTTCCTTATTCAAACCACCACACGCGACAAAAGCCTGAACCGCCAGCACCACCGCCACCACCCGAAATTCCAACCGCTCCGCCACCACCGCCACTACCTGTGTTTACAGTTGCTGCACTGCCGCCAACGCTACTGGGGTAAACGCCGCTATTGCCACCACCAGAAGATCCTGTACCACCACCGCCACCGCCACCGCCTCCTGCAAATCCAAGTGCACCAATTATTCCTTGGGATGAGCCGGAGTTAACTGGAGGGCCATTTCCCGCACTACCAATACTTCCAGGACCTCCACCACCACCACTTGCGCTTCCACCCATGCCTCCACCACCTCCAGCCGCATAACTCTGAGATGCGATACTTCCACCACACGCCCCAGACATAGTAGTAAAGGCGGAGAAGGCGGCGGCAGCCGGACCACCGCCAATAATTGAAAAACTTCCAAATGAAGAAGTTCCTCCTTGATTACCTGTGGTACCGGGGTACGTCCCCCCGGCAACTCCCGTCCCGCCGGCACCAATGGTTACACTTTGTGCTGAAGTCGCTGTAAATGGACTTATTTTCATACCACCACCACCGCCAGCGCCACCGTAGAAAGCGTAGGTATCGTTGTCAGTATATCCACCACCACCAGAGCCTCCTCCAGATACAAGTTGAACCCAAACTTGACCTCCGTTGGTAACTAGAGTTGCAGAAGGAGTGAATGTACCAGATGCAGTAAATTCTTGGTATTTTAATTTGCCACCACCTCCACCTGCGGCGGCAATAAATGAAGATAAACTACTCATTGAAATGGTCCTTTCTTGACCTTATTTGAAAGTTCATTGGTTGTAAGATTCTGTGTTACAACCCATCCAACTCTTGTATTGGTATATATTAAACCAAAAATCATATTTGGTACGTCACATGTCATGTGCTCATCAAACCCCATGATTGATTTTCCGTTACGATGAATTATGAGTGGATGATATATCCAACTACCAAAATAGTCACTCACAATAATTTTAAATCCATCTCTTGGATTTGGTGGTAAAACCAACATGCCTTTTTGCATGTTAGTATCAACATAGTAACTTTGTTCATGCTCTACATATTCGTAGGCATATTCATCACCGGAGTTAACATAAAATTTATTTTCATCACGATAAACTAACCAAGGTTGTTGATACTTAGCATACTGAAGCGTTTGCTCTAAAGTTTGTGATTCTATCTCTTCTGGATTTGGAATTTTAATCATAAAAATATCAATATTAAAAAATAATTACCCAGCCGCGTGTCGCATCAGCGTAGGTAAGAGTGAATGAAGCACCAACAGTATTTATAGTCATATCTTCTGCAATGGACATTATGTTTTCGCTGTTACGTGCAACGACTGGCGTTGCTGTACCTGAAGTATTGACTATAACGATAGAATCTCCTGGTGTAGGTGAAAGAGGTAATGTTAGTGTCAATGATGCAGTTAAAATATAAGAATAACCAGCAATAGCAGTTGTATTTGTTCCAATAACTGAAATTATGTTTCTAACAGGTCCAGTAACTAAACCACTGTGTGTGCCTGTAGTTGTTGAACCTGCTGTAATAAATGCTGCACCATTTGTCAACTGATTTGTATTGGTAACGTTTGTTGCACCAGAGGCAATACCATCCAATTTACTGGCATATGTTGAAGACATATAGCCGTTTTGACCGGATGTGGCGGCTTGAATTGAAATTGCACCTGAGCTAACCGAAATAGGTGAAGAACCTGTATAATAACTTTTAGCACTAATCAAGGCTGCACCAGAGTTAGCTTGGTAACCAGAAGTGAGTGTAGAGCTTGTAGAAATTAAACCTGCACCAACGTTAGCTTGGTATGCTGAAGTGACAGCAGAAGTTGTTGCAATTAAACCTGCACCAACGTTAGCTTGGCGATTAGTAATTTCAGAGTTTAGTCCAATATTTACAGCACCAGTATTAGCTTGATAACCAGAAGTTGTTGTATTAATCGCAGTATCAACATAATTTTTCAGGTTGGTATTGGCAGTACTTGTAGCAACAGTGGCAGTAATTAATGCTGCACCAGTGTTAGCTTGGTATGCTGAAGTGACAGCAGAAGTTGTTGTATTAATCGCAGTATCAACATAATTTTTCAGGTTGGTATTGGCAGTACTTGTAGCAACAGTGGCAGTAATTAATGCTGCACCAGTGTTAGCTTGGTATGCTGAAGTAACAGCAGAAGTTGTTGAAATTAGACCAGCACCAACGTTTGCTTGATAAGCTGAAGTTGTTGTAGTGATAGCCGTATCAACATAATTTTTCAAATTAGTATTAGCTGTACTTGTAGCACTAGCGGCAGTTATTACAGCGGCACCAACGTTTGCTTGGCGGTTTGTAATCTCAGAGTTAAGAGCAATGTTAACTGCACCAACGTTTGCTTGATATGCGTTTGTTGTGGCAATAAGACCAGCACCAACGTTTGCTTGTGAAGTTAATTGGTCAGCAATTCGTGCGGCACCTACGTTTGCTTGATAACCAGATGTTAAAGTGATAACTGCTGAACCAACGTTAGCTTGACGGTTACTAATCTCGTTGTTGAGTCCAATGTTGACCGCACCAACATTTGCTTGGTAAGCAGATGTAACAGAAATTAAACCTGCACCAGTGTTTGCGGCAGCAACAGCAATAGCATTATTGTCAACATAACTCTTCATGCTAGTATTAGCATTATCCACATAGTTCTTCATTAACCATGAACTTGGGAAAGTTGTGTTGCTTGTAGTTGCTGTACTGATTGTAATCAGATTAGCAGTAAGTATTTTAGAGAAACTTGTATTGATGTCGGTATTGTCAACATCACGAACTTGCCATTCTTTAGCCGTACCTGCCCAACGAATATATGCGTTAGCATTAGCTGTACCTAAGATGCCGGTTGTGTTGCCTCTGTAAACACCAAGATAAGCATTACCTATAGTGATTGGAGTAGTTGAGCCAATAATAAATTTATCAGTGTCTAAAACTGTAAGTCCAGTTAAAGTAAAGTTACCTGTAACACCCAAATTACCAACAAGATTGGTATCTCCATCAACGTTAAGATTACCATTAACTTTTGAGTTTGATAGAGTTTGAATATCACCTGTTACTGTTAGTTTATTTGTTACTGATGCATTACCTGAGACAGAAAGATTACCCGTTAAAGAAGAATCTTTTGTTGTAAGAGTGCCTGATACTGTCGCATTTGTTAATGATGCATTTCCACTAACCGTTAAATTTGTACCAACAGTAACAGATTGTCCAAAGTTTGCAGTATTAGCGACACCTAAGAAACCTGTATTTGTTGTACCTACCACAACAACATTAGAATTAACTGTAATGTTATTTGCAGTTAAAGTGTTCTTAACAACAGAACTTCCGTTGGTCGTAATATTCTGTTCAACGTTTAAAATTCCACTCAAAAAAGTATTTCCAGTTACGGAAGAAGTACCTGTAACAGAAGAATTGCCAGTAACGTTTAAATTTTCACCAATAGAAACTGATTTGCCGAATACGCCAGTATTAACGACACCTAAAAATCCTGTGTTTGTTGTACCAATAACTGTTGCATTTGAACTGATTGTTGCATTGTTATTAACAATTAAATACCCGCTAGTAGTTGTACCAACAACGACAACGTTTGAATTAACTGTAATGTTGTTTGCAGTTAAGGTGTTCTTAACAATGGAGCTTCCGTTAGTGGTGATATTTTGTTCAACTGTCAGAATACCATTTAAAAAAGTGTTCCCTGTTACATAAGAAGTTCCGGTGACATAAGAATTACCAGTAACATTTAAATTTTCGCCGATAGAAACTGATTTACCAAAGACACCAGTATTAGCTACACCCAAGAAACCTATATTTGCAGTACCAACAACCGTTGCATTTGATCCGATTGTTGCATTATTATTAACAATTAAATATCCGCTAGTAGTTGTACCGACAACAACTGCATTTGAATTGACTGTTACATTGTTGGCTAGAATCGTGTTCTTAACAATAACACTTCCATTAGAAGTAATATTGTTGGCTACAATCAGACCATTTCCTGGTCCATAAATTGAAACAACACCACCAACACCAATATTACCTTTTGCTATACCTGCTGTACCAACAGAAATATCTCTAGCAACAGTAATATCGGTAGAGAAAAGTGCTGTATTCGAAACTTGTAGCGAAGCATTTGAGCCAATAGCTAATGTACCCGAAGTTTTGTTATAAACTCCAGTCTCAATTGTATTAAGACTATTAGCCGATAGGTTCGTTTGTATACGCCATTCGTCAATTGTGTTTGTTCTTGTGATGTTTGAAATTGACATTCTTATTTACTCTGTTTCAACAAAGCAGATAGTAGATTTTTTATTTCTGCCATGTCGGCGGATAAATCGTTCACCTGCGTCTTTAGGTTATTTATGTCTTCATTTTTGCCATTTATTCTTTCACCCAACTTTTTTCTAGCTTCATTTTCCAATAAAGCACCACGCCCAGTCATTAATAGGGCATTGGTGTTGGTATCTTTTACAAAATTAGTACCTTCAACTTTTAATAACATACTCATCCTGCGGGCGTTGCAATAACACGTAAATCTCTGACCGTAGGAACAACTGATGGATCACTTGATGTTATAACAATTTTAATTGAGAAAGTTTTAAATGTATTAAATGTAACACCATTTGTTGCTGTATATGAAATTGAATTGAAAATAGCAGAAGGACGATATTCATATTCACGATATGTTCCATCTAATGATGCTGTAGTTGTTGGATTAATACATACCATTTTTTGGTATGGACGATCAACAAACAAAGTAGAATCACTTGCTGAAAGCATTTTGTAATAAACAGAAACTTCAGAAACTCCAGGCTTATTAGCACTCAAGAATACTCTCATATCACCAGCATCATATCCATCAGCTAAAGCAATTGGTTTAGTAATGTATCGTGCTAGACAAGGACCACCCGAAGAATCATATTCACTATTCAATACAATATTTGCATTCGATGTAACTGTAGAAGAACTTCCAACCCTTGGATATGAAACACTAAAATCGTCTAAGTAGCCAGAGCCAACAGCAGATACATAAATTCCAACTACATTACCATTAGCATCAACATTAACATTTGCAGTAGCACCAGTGCCAGTTGAGCTAGTAATGATGATAGAGTTTGCATTTGTATAACCAGAGCCGCCTGCTACAATGGTAAAATCTTCAGAATTAATTTCTGCATTATCTAAGAAATTTTCCCAAACATTAATGCTTGCACCTTCCAATGAAACAATTGGAGAAATCGCATCATTTGTTGTTAGCATTTCCATTCTGAGAGTAAAGTCATTTTGTGCTTGCATAGATTTTCTACGGTAACCAACAGCATAATAACTATCATCACCAAAACCATAGGTAACACCTGGAGAAATTGATCTAGAAAGTGTTTCTTTAACACCATCACTTGTTGTTAACTGTACATAACGAGTAAATGAAATTTCTTTATTTGAAGGAATAATAGAAGTCTCAATCAAACGTAACTTATCTACATTGTAAGAATAGTTTAACTTTTCATTCTGTAATAAATGTACTGCAAGTTCTTTACTAAACAAACAACGATTCAGAGTAAACATCAAATCTTCATTAATGAATGGAGAAAATTCCATAGCATTCTGAGATTTATACAGAGTTCCTGAATATGGTTGTTTATCGACATATTCATTATTCTTAGTAGTTCCACCTTTTTCAGCTTCCCAAAGAATGTTTTCTGGTGAATCTGAAATAACAATAAAGGCATACAAACCAGGTTTCAAATAAACAGGAACATCAAATTTGAAGTTTGTTGCTGTTGTACTATCTGTTACTGAAGGATTTTCAGAAACGTTAATTTCGGAAGGATATTTTGTTATAACAGATTCTGGGTACCAGAAATCTGAAGAAGGGAATCCATTAACTGTTGGACGAATCTGCACAGTTACTGGAATGTTATTTCCATCTTTTGCTTTAAAGAATAAATTCATACTCTCTAAGAAAATACCCAATGGATAAACTGCTTCATCAATGTAGAAAGTTTGAGCCAAAGGATCAACGTTGTATGTTTGTAACAGTTTTACGCCAGCAGGTGTAGAACCCATCAATCTATCGGCTGTTAAGGTTCCAATGACTTGGTAATTAACATCAATGTTGAAAACAGTATCTACCAGAGTAGTTTTATTTTCTGTTATACCTGATGAGGTATAAATTTTATCGGTGAAAGAAATAGCATCCGCATCATAGGTATTATTGAACGATTCTGTTTGACGGAAAGTTCTTTGACCTGAACGGAATGTAGCTGGTGGCATATAGAATGCACCACCAACTTGTCCAAGTTTGTTAGTTTTATTTTCACCAATAGTGTATGTTACTTTAGTTCCAACTGGCTGTAAGACTTTAGGTACAGAAGCAATTGTTGTAAATGTAGCAGTTCGTGTAGCGCCGACATAACCAGAAATTGTTCCTTGGTAACCAATGCCTTCTTCTGTGCTTGTTGTGCGAACGAGAGTTATTGTGTTTCCATTGTAATAACTATTGACTGAAGATGCGTCTTGTTGTAAAACAATAGTTGATCCTGAAATAGAACCTATACCAGAATGATGTTCTTCTACAGTTGAAATTCTAAAAAACTTACCACTATCTAAACCATAAACATATTTGTTAGTTAAAGGTTTTCCTGTTTCGTTAATTATAGAAACATTAGCTGAACCTGTTTCGCTTACTACAACAAATGCAGCATCATAAGAGGTATTTCCGCTTATTAAACTTGATAAGTTAGCAGTCAAATCTGAAATCGTATTTGCAATAAGAATTGCTTCACTTGAAATCAATTGTGTGTTGGCATTTAATGTAACTTTGTTGGGTACAACAACATATTTGTT